ACGCCCCCGCCTTCAAGCTTGGTTTCTTCGAATTTGTAGACTCAGTAACCGAAAGATATAAGCTGCCGAATTCCGTCGACGACATCTTTGAAGATTTCGTCTGCAGCCGCACCCTTTGAAAAGCGAATCAGTGCGCGCGCAACTTTGTCAGAGTCGCCCCTTGCTGATTCCACCACACCGACTTGATCCCTGGTGTCGTGATTGACCAGCACCGCGCCGCCGTTATTCAAACGATCAAGCCTCACACTTTGCGGTGACAAGTCTAAAATTTCATCGCCGTAGTAACGCTCGACGGGTGTTTCAGACGCAAAGGCCACTTCAATGGTGCGGGCCTCTATGTCAATATCAGCGCGTTTCTCGATCTTGATTGAGCGATGATGTATGACGCCCTGATATTCGTTTGTTTTAAATTTGTCCACTGTTTGCGTCCTCTGGTTTTAGTAGCCCCATTTTTGCGAGCTGCGCATCTTCGCGCTGAATCTCTCGCCACACCGAATCAGGGTCCCCGCCGCCATCTCTAATAACCTGGCTGCGTGATTTTAGCTTTAGCTCTATAGCACCTTGGTTTGCTTTCAAATCTTTAAGCGGGTCGACCCAATCCCAGCGACGTGGCTGGAACTTAGCAGTTAGGTATTCATCAACCGGGTGCGCGAGCGGGCGTGATCCAATGCGTATTTTTTTGCGCAACACGGCATTAATGAGCCAGCGCTCATACACGCGCGTGAGTAGACTATTAATAAGCCACGCTTGCCGTTGTCGAAACAAGCCGCGATCTTCCAGCGTTCCCGTGCGCGAACTGCTAAAGTTTACGCCCTCAAGATCGTTAGCTAACACATGATAAGATAAATCAAGACCGGAGCTGATACGCCGCACCATCGCTTTGTGAAAATCGGCATACATAGCATGCGGATAAGTCGGGTCGTAAGTTTTAAAATCTATAATGCCGGCGGGTAGCTGCTCAAATGCAGCAATTTCAGAGTCTTGGATTTGCGCGCCGTTTTCGTCTTCCGAGCCGCCTATCGATTCCGCCCCTGTCTCACTGTAGTAAACGCCTAGTTTTTCAGCCCCTGCGCGCGCTGCGGCCAGCGCCGCAACGTCGTATTTATCTAATAACTGCATCGAGGGTAAGGCGGCAACCATCCACGGTATACCGCGCATTTGATTTGGCCATTCGGGCACAAAGCCATGAATTACTCTGTTAGCATCTAGCGGCGTGCTGCGCGTTAGAGAATAACTAATATAGCCAGCCGATTGACCGATAATTTCGCGCAGCCAATAGCGCACACGCCGCCCTTTAGCGTTTCGCGTGACGCCCATACAAGTAATGTCGCCATTTCTTTCTTTTTGATTCCGTGCGGTGTCGAGCCGTTCCGGGTCTACATTTTCAAGCTGATAGCCATACTCGCCTTCATTATGCTCAATAAAAAGATATTCTCCGTCAGTGCAGGGCGAGCTAATCGCCAAATTCTGAAAGTCATGAAATGACGCTGCTGCGAAATAATCACAATGTCGTGCGGCCCAATCTTTAAACGCTGATTCGATTGCATCGTTCACGTCAGCATCAAGCTTTTTATTTTTTCCGAGTCCGCGCATAGTTTGCGCTTGCACCGTCACGCCGACTTCGCCGACAATATTTGATCGCATGATCGAAACGTAACGGCGACCGTAAGAATTGTTAACCACTTGCTCGCGCGACCGCGAACGAACAATATGCAACTGGCTTACCAAGTAATTGTTGATATCACCAAAATGGGTTTGCCAATTTGCAAACAACCTTCCCGTATTCGCTGCAGCAAAGTTGCGAGTGCGCACGGGCCTGGCATTAGAAAACGGATTGGGCGCGTGACTGCGTGTGTTTCTTTGTCGCTCAGCAGTAGCGCCCGCGATAGATTTATCTCGGACAAACCAACTTTTTAACGACATTAGCTGCTAAACCTGAGCAGTACTTTGTTGCTGCCGCTCATGCCTTTTTCTTGCCGCTCCGCAAGTTTTTGACTTGCGGCTTCCTGTCGGTATTTCGTGCGCAACATTAACAAGTCACCCAGTGATGTGCGTGTAAGTGAGCGACCGTTAATTGTGTAGCTTTCCTGATCTTTTGTTGCGCGCTGCTCGATAACAGCTTCAATTGCTGCAAGTGTTTTAATAACATGTGACCGGTGATCGATGCTAACAGTTGCTGCATCTGCTTTAACCGCCATCACACCCTTGTCGACAGTGATGCGTTGGTTATCACTAAGCTGTGTTATGTAGGCGGTCCAATGGTAATCACCTGCGATGTAGTCGGCAGTAGTGACGATAGCCACTTCGACGACAAAATCAGTGGCGTCGATTGCAATCTTTTCTGTGCCGCCAATGCGCCAGGCAACATAGCTAAGCGCATAATCTGCCGCTGGGTATATGGCAGCTAGATCAGACCTTTGCCAGGCCCACCGGTCACCAACACTTAACGTTTCTGGCTCGACAATCGGATAATTCTCTTGATCAAATAAGTTCATCAGCTCTCATATCGGTATTTGCGGTTAGCGCTTTGTGAGCGCCGAATGGGTGAGGCGCGTTTCTGTTGCACCGGCACATCTAACACGACTTTATTTATCTGACTGTTGTTATCCCAATCCGCTGCCCAGGACGGTGGGTTGTCCCAATCGATTTGTTGTATTTTATTGTCAACGAGCACGGCGGCTATGGCACCTTTGCTGTAGGCATACAGATCAAAGCTTTCGTTGCGTGAGCTGCCAGGGTTATCCCACCCGCGTTCATTGCGAACCTCGGCCACTAACTCTTCAAAAAAATCTAATTTTAACCAATCAGGAAAGTGCATGTACCCCGGCCCTGGGTCCGTGCGACGCATGTCAGCTGCTACCGCATCTTTTAACAGTGTGGTGTTAAGCAACCATAACGGCACGTCACCGCGCGCTGTCGCTTTGCGATCTTTGCGATTGGTGTTGTCAGGGTACGACTTTGTCACCAACGGCTTTCTTGTTTGCGATGCTGGCCGTTCACCCTTCACCAACATAAACCGATTGTGTAAGCCAACAGCTTTCAGCTTGCGCCAATATTTGTAAGCCCGATCTGTTACGCCAGCTTTACCACCCGAGTCGCAAGCAGTGATAAACACAGCCATTTTTCGGCCAGAGTTATCGTCTAGCGCGTAGTTGCGTTTTATTACTTTGCTTGTGATTAGCAGCCAGTCTTCTTCATAACCTGCCGGGTCTAACTGTAAAGGTTGCCCCTCTCGCTCGCGTTCACTGATGTAAATTTCAAAGCGATCGATGAGCCAATTTTCATAATCGACGCCGTAGCCAGTGACCTGAACGATAAACTTACTGCCTTGAACATCAACAGTCGCGACGAGAAAACGTACCCCGGCTGGCACCATGCGTTTTTGCAAGCTGTCTTCGCTGCGATTTTGTATGTCCGTTGCGCTAATTTCTGACTCTAAGCGCCTTGGCAAATACGGCGCGCCGTCGTCAACATTAACAGTAGCTTTCAGTGATTCTTCGTCGCCCGTTATTTCGTATTCGCGTTGAGCTGACAGGTTTTTTTCAACGATGCTTTGCCAGCTTTGATAAGCAGCATATGCACCAGTCAGCCAAAACGATGCAATACCTGTCACGCGCGGTTCACCGGCCAAGCCGTAAGTGCTGCCTTCCCGCTCAATGCGGCATCCTTTAGGGACCCATAATCCGCCAAGGTTCATCGCAAACTTGTGTTCGGCATCAATCAAACAACCGTTTGCAGTGCACGCTAACTTAACTATTCCCGCCATCGCCGGTGTTGTGTTGCCCGCAAGATCAATCACGTCGTTAAAATCGTAAGCGGCTAAGCCGCAAGGCGACATAAAATATTCGTGGCAATGCGGACACTGCCAATACCACCGTCGCTGGTCGCCCTGGTTATACAGCGCCATGATTCCCGGCGCTGGCGGCGCTTCGTGCGGTGTTTTTTCTCGCCACTTTGGGTCGCTTATTTCACGCCCCGGTGATGACTCAACAATAGTCATACCACTGCTCATGTACGTTTCCGTGCGCTTACTGCCCATAATGTACGCCGAGCCTTCGCCGCCGATGTTGAGCGCAATCCGATCGTAATCAGTAATGTAGACGCGCTTATACTCAGACGATGCAACTTGATTTTTGCTCGGCCAAACGAGTTTTATTACGTTGCCTGCTTTGTAAAATTTCTCGTAGACGTTATCGTCTTTACTGCGTCTGCTTTGCAGTTTTGATAAAGCAGGACTGCTCCGATATGTCCGATCAATCCGCAACTTTGAAAAGTCTGCAGCTTTGACCTGGCTAATGTGCATCAACATTTGATCGCACGGATCGCATGCCACGCCGTAGGCCAAGCCGTTATCAACCAGCGCTTGCGATTTTCCGGTTCGCGCCGGGCCAACGAAAACAATGGCCTGATACTCGCGGCTCGGTATGAGATCCATGGGCTCAATCATGTACGGTGTAAGCGTTGGATCCCAGAGTTTTGTGCCGCCACCGCTAGTCTGCACATAAACATGCTTTGCAGACGCCTCGCTGACTTTCATGCGCGTTGGCGGACGCACCAACGTCGCTACATCACGGCGTATGGCTGCACTTGTTGCGTACATGCTAGCCTTCTAGTTCTGTCGCTAGCTGTGCGCGTGCGGCATCGCAATGCCCTTCGATTTCTATCAACGCCGCCGGCGATAGTTTGCATTTTATTTCCAGCACATCGGGTATGGTGTCGAGCGTACGCACCAAGATCTTTATGACCTCAGCCATTCCTTGGCTATGCTCATCAGCAGGTATTAGCCTGCCTTCGTCAACCTCTTCTTTTCGCTTTTCGGTGTTGCCTCTGTAATAATCCAGCCGCTCTTTCGGCGGCAGCTGATCAGGGTCATCAATATTTTGAAATGCTAATTCTTCCGCAAGAATGGCCCGCGCCGCGTCACCCACTCGATACACCGGATGCCCTGCACGCATCGAATGATGTCGCACTCCTGCAGCACGTAAACGCTTGGTTATAGTCTCGCGGGCTGGGCCAAATTCGTTGCTGAGTTGTGACAAAGAGAATAGAAATTTACTTTCAAAATCAGTAACTTGCGTTGCTTCTATCTCTATTTCCATCTCTCATAACCACTTGATGCCGAGACTATAGGGCCTCAACATTTACAAATAAACCGGGCTCTACGCTTTCGTGGTAGGGCAGATTGCCTAGGAAGAACCTATTAAATTTTTCGTAGCGCATTGCGTGCCTCTCTCTCAAAATTCTTTCGAAACCGCTCTCGGCCGATGCGCTTAAGTATGCGGTTGAATTCTGGCCTGATAAACTCTACCTGTATCTGTGGCCCGTATATTGCCTTGGTCTTTCCCCCGCTTGGCCCTAGCGTCTTACGCTTTGCAATAACGATGCGCTTACCACTATTGCGCGCTTTAATTATAAACGCGCCAAGGTATTGCTTGCTCTTGCCCCACGCCTTCGCCCTCACCCCTCCTTTCGCTTTACGTGCACCAAACTCAATAAGGTTAACTGCACTCACTCCGATAGGGGTGATTACTGCGACTAGGTTACTAATTCTTGCTCTCGACAGCTTTAATGCTTTGTTGAGTGCTGATTGCTTAATGCCTATCTGTTTCGCGAACGGCTTGACCGCTTGTCGAGTCACATCGACGCCAGTCTTGTTAAGCGCCTTAGCCGTGATCTTTGGTATCGACACGCCTAGCTTTCTGAGCCTACGCTCTGCTTGCTTGACATCAAGACTTACGTTAATTGCAACCATCAGTTAACAACGCAGCGCAGTAACAATGTGACAAGCACGCAGATACAGCCGACAAATCCTAACGACTTATCGAACACATTTACCTGCCTTAGAAATGGAAAAACCCGCCGGAAGCGGGTTGATGAGAGTCACGAATGGTGAGCGTGCCTGAAAAGTACCAGAAAGCGTCCAACGATTGCAACACTTATTTTCAACGACCACCGGCCACCCTCTCTTGTGAGCCTTGACCAAGCCGTACTTGAATGCGGTCGCCTGCCTCACGCACCCAGTTATTCGCTGTGTTTTTGCAAATCCGCGCCCCGTTTTGTTTTTTAAACGTGCGTGCAATATTGCGGTACGACAAACCTCGCACATAGTACAACTGCACAACCCTGGTCTTGTCATAGCCCAGCTCGCATATCCACACCTCAACCGCCTCCATTAGCTCAGGCGGGTAATCGTCCTGCCCCCATTCAGCCAACATGTCTTCTGGCAAATCAGAATAATCCGGTGAAGTAGCCTTGATCGCACGAAAGCACGAAGTCACAGACGGATATCCCAAGGAAGGAATTGAAATGCTGCGTTGATAGCAACCCCACTGCTTGAGCACATCTTCCGCTAGATATTGTATCAACCCTGCCCCCTGCTAAACCGATAGCCCATGTCGACCAACATCGCTCGATGTTTCGCATACGCTTGCACCTGACGTTCTTTTTCCTCTTCAGTTGTTTCACGCTTAGCGTCGCGCGTCAGGGCCTTAAACTCTGATATCGTTAAGTCTTCACCTGCCACAAACCGCTGCACATAATCAACGTAAACAGGCTCCCACATCACTTGCACCGCCCTAGCGTCAGAATGTTTAAGCTGATACCAGCTCAATCTCTCATCATGCGCGGCATGGAAAATAACTCCATGCATCCACCCCGCCCGCGCAGCAGAAAGCTCGGTAAATGTATTCGACCTCGCCGCAAGAGCAACCTGGTAAGCCACCATCGCCACCGGGAAACCCTTTTCAACAGGATCAAACATGCAGTGCTTGCGAAAGTCAGCTACCGCAGTAGGCGGCCACTCGCAATGTTTAACCATCCACGAAAAACCCCTCACAAGCTGATCTCGCGACAAATCAGCCAAACCAACACCCCACGTTTCATGCCATCGAGCAACCTCCTCTTTCCCGCTAAATCGTTTTGTAAATTTCTCGCTCCAC